CCTTTTGATCTAGTTACACCTTTTAATTCCGCATCTGTTTTAAATGCTGCAATTTCATCCAAAACTACAGTTAATACTTCATAACCTTCCCAACCTTCACTTTCAGAATGACCAGAAAAACATCTCACCGGCCTAGAAAAGAAAAATACTTCTGATACTCTTGGTTCAAATCCAACTTCATTAAAAAAAGGAGAGTTCAATAATAAGTTTTTAAATGGTTCAAAAAATACTCTTTGCGCTTGCTGAGCGTTTACAGCAAGGTTTAGCAAATCTATATAGACACCATGAGCTTTACCAAAATAATTTAACGGATCTCTTAAGCAATGCAATAAATATATTGTATAAGCCATAGATATACGACTACAATGATCTTTACCACTACCTTTACCAAGCATACATATCACTTCATTATCAGTATAATCTTTATAATATTTTGAGCCGGCCTCTTGACCCATTAAAGCTATTAATGTTTTTTCTTTAAATATCTGAGTATTATGTTTAACAATTTCTTCTTGGATATCAGAAAGAGGCGGCAAACCTAAATATTTTTTTTCTTGCACAAATGTTTGAATTGGCACAGGAGTTGCGATAAGATCATCTGAACGCAATAACCTATCAAAATCATCAATCTCAAGATTTAAATTTAGATAATCTGTCATAGATTACCTAAATGATAGTTTAAAGCGCTTAGAATTGATTTGGAGAAGCCTGAGGCTATTCCTGAGTGCCTTGTTTGAACCTTTATGAGAGAATATGCTGGACTCATTTCATTACCAACCTTTATGTGAGACATAGCTGGACTCATTTCATTAACCTTCATTCATAATGTCAAAGGCGATTTGTAATTCTTTTCTGACTTCTTCCGCAATATTTGGATGCTTAGAAATAACATCTCTTAGAATTCTGGATAGAATTTGATTAACATTTTCTGCTTTTTGCATCCTGGCAATGAACTGTCCATCAGATTGCGTAGCTCCCATTAATTTATGTAGTTGAGCTTTCTTAGTTGCAATTTCGCCAGCCAATTTAATTGCTTGGATTCTCGCAGGGATCATGCCATGATCGGTTGCGATATTCACAGTCTCCCAAGCCTCTTTGCTTAATTGGTCAAATTCATTTAATGCTTTAATTGTATTAAATTGAATTTTTTCTAAAAAATAAGGGTCTTCATCGGCCTGCCGGTTTAAAATCTTTTTATATTCGTTTATCTGCTCTTTGACTTTATCCGGAGTGCTGCTCATCAAAGAGGCAATTTCGTGCATGTTGTAACCTTTTACATACAACAACCCAACCTCTTCAACATCTTTCAAAACATCTATTAATGTTTTTTCTGGATAACCATCGTCATATTTTTCTACATCGGTCATAATTTATAAATTACCTATGTATAGTTTATCACACAGTACGGTCTTCTTTTTGAATAAACTTAATAGTTGACCCAACAGCCGTTGCTTCTTTTTGTAGCACTTCATCACTATACCCATGAAGTTTAGTGTATTGGACTCTATAATTAAACCAGCCATCAACAGCCAGCCAGAAATGAGATGGAGTTGTTTTCTGCAATTCAACTAATTCATTATTTTCCAACAAAAAACTTAGAACTCCTAATGGCATATAAACAACCATATCGTAACTATTGTCTTTATCACTTGAGTATTCTTTGAGATAATCTTGGAATTGCTGGATCACTCTTTTAACGCCATCACCAGAAAAATAATCAATATTTCCCATTGAATTTCTAATTCTGGGGCAGAAATCATCAACATGGGTAATCGTACCAAAAGAACGACACACCATTGGCCTATAGCCATAAATGGTGCAACCACCTTTGTAGAAAGCACAATGTCTTTCTGTTTCTCCACCGTTTTGCCAAGTTTCATCGTGCATTGCTGATTTCAAATCTTCAACAATGCCATTCATCCAATTATCGGCAAACTCTTGTCCTTTATCCTCAAGCTTAAGATAATATTCTTGTCTTAACCTGAATGCGATGTTTGCACACTCACCCATATGAATTACTAAACCGACCCGGCAACACTCACCGGAGCCAAGGCATTTAAATTTTGTTTGATTTTGTTTTGCTTCAATGATTCTAATTTGATTATAAATCATATCTAGCTTACTAAAACTATTAATATCTTTTAAACTAACAGTCCTTCTCATGGACCCTTCTTTCTAATTCTTTGAGAATTTCTTTTTCTAATTTCTCTGTTTCTTTTTTCAGCAGCAATCAGTGCTGGGGGTTTTGCTCTTGTTGAACCGCCGGATGACAGATTGCGACCTTTACCTCTAAACTTCAGAAGATCGTATTTTTTAACCCAGTTATAAACAGCCTGAGGAGTAACTTTTATATTAAAACTCTTCTCTAGGTGCTTACAGATGTCTGTAAGATTCATCCTTCTTTTAACATACATCTCGTATAAAAATGCTTTATCCTTATATGGCTCAGATGTCATGAATAATCCTTTTGAAGTTTTAACGAATACCAGATTCCGATACCCGCTGCATCTATGATATCATCATCTTCAAGCGAATCTGGATGATTTTTAAAATATGTTTTAACAATATCACGAACTCTTTTCTTCCTTTCTTTCTTTAATTTTGCTTGCAAAGAGCCCTTTTCGCCATTTTTTTCAATATTATTTTTATCAGTTGCACTTATATTCTTATATCCAATTTTATTTTTCCAAATCAGTGGATTTATATCCATCATCTCAACACCGAAACCACTCAGAACACCCCACGAATAACCAATAATATAAGAAATAATTCTGCTGGATTCAAAATTTTGTACATATATTGACTGCTCAATAACCGCAATCTCTGCTCCGTATTTTTTATGTATCTCTTTAAGTTCTTTATTTATGATTTTAAATTTTAAAGAAATTTCTTTAGTTTCTTTAAAATTAATTTTACCGCATGCAACCATTGATATACCGGCAGCAGTGTGATCAAAAATAACCCAAGCCAAAGAGTTTGATGACGGGTCCATTGATAGAACACGCTTTACCTTTATCGCGCTTACTATTTTGCCAACGCTCATAAATTTCTTTTAGCAGACGATTCTTCCCAGCCCCAAGAGATTAATCTATCTGCAAATCTTTTTTGCTTACATAGCTCGCAAATGCTTTCTTTATTGTAAGTAGATAATATGGTGCTACAATTTTTGGCAGCACAAATTCTTTTTTTATTTTTGTTTTTCTTTTTTTCGTAATAATTATTTAATAAATTTTTATTGGTAACTATTCTTCTACATTCTTGAGAACAGTAAATAGCGTTGTAAACCTTTGCTTCAAATTTTTTTTTACATTCTGTATTAGAACATATCTTCTTTTCGTACTTTTTCACTATTAGACCAACATAATTCAACCAAATCGCAAGAATTACAGTTAGCTGATGTTCTCTTGTATGGTTGTTCAGGTATATTACCATTGATATAATCATGATAAATCCTGGTATATTTCTTAAATAATTTTTCAATAAACTTAGGATCTTTTTCTATATAAATAGGCAAGATTTCTTGGTTATTTTTATTTTCATAAATAACATAACCAGAATCTAAGTTTAAGCATTCCATGTAAATTTGGGCTTGTCGGTAATGTTCGTCTTTGGGTTTGTTATGTAGTTGACGGTAATGAAAACCTTCTGAGCTAATTGATTTTAACTCAATCAGTTTATTTCCATCCCAATCTATAATACCATCTGCTGTGCCTTCAATTGGTGGAGAATCATATTTTACTGGGATTTCTTCTTCTACAAGCACCCCCATTTCTCTAAAATAACTATAAAGACGGTCATGGACTGCATGTCCGTTATCAAATATCCGATAGGTCTGAGGAGAAAAAGATGTTGTAACATCAACACCGGTAAACAAATAATACCAATATCTAGCGCACTGATTTGTATAACTTGGATGAAAACCTTGTACTTGTTTAAATTTAGAAACATTTCTTAAAGCTAAATGGTTATCAATTTCCTCTACTATGCTTTTACGAAGTTGAACCGGAGTCTCGCTAACCTCTGACTTAGGGGCTCTTAACTGTTTTAAAGATTTCACTAGATTACCTTTGCTGCTAATTTGAGTGTGTTTATATTCTCTGCTAACGCTTCATACATGGTCTTCCATATATCATTAACAAACTTATCTTGATCACCCATAACAGCAGATTTTCTCTTGAATACTTGTGATTTTACAATCATCAAAGTTCTATATCCGGCAAGAAGATTGGCTGACTTTATAGCCTGCATTCCTACATAGTGTTCTGGGTTTTGGACAATATCTTCTACAATGCGCAGACATTCCAAAAACTCGTCTGCTTTATCTCCCATCATTGTCGTAATGATTTCTTTACTTACAATAATATCTGCCATTACATATCCTTTCTTAAATCTTCTGTCTTAACAACTGCTTGTTTAATACATGGTTTTTGGATACCAACAAGATATTTATAAAGATAAATACCAAAATAATATCCATCATCCCAATTGTAACTAACACCAAAAGCTCTCCAATGAGATAGTTTATCACAAAAAAAACGATATTTACCTTTAAACATTTTTAATTTTTTCTCCAACCCATTTAGCAACAGGTGATGCAACAGCGTTACCACACATCTTGTATCTATTTGTATCCGCAATAACTTTTCCAGCGTCATCATATTTTGTGTGATCATCAGGAAAGCCCATCAATCTTTCGCACTCAAGAGGAGTTAATCTTCTTAAGACTAATTCATTAGTCACAACCCCATGTTGAGATTTTGTATCTAATGTATAAGATGGTTGATTTATTTCACCAAAACCTTTTCCGATTGGCCCTGCTTCATCTTTTCTGTTAATCACCGTTCCTTGTATTGGGATAGCAATATGATCTGCGGAATCAATACCAACTCTAAGAGTTCTGTAAATATCTTCAGAGACAGCGTTATTATATCCATCATAAGCAAGCACCGGATTATCTATCCCGACAAGAGGAACTTGCCCTCCTCCAGTCCCCATCCTGTGTTTGAGGGTAGGCACAATGCCATCATCGTAAATACGAATATCATCAACTCTTGTGCCATCAACAACTATTACATTTTGCTTATCTGTAGGGACTGCTACGCCGATTCCATTTTGACCATACAAGCATTGAGAGACACCATATGAATGAACAGGGTCTTGTTTTAAATGGAAAGATATAGGTTCACAAATAACATTTCTCTCTGGTCGCTTGTAATCAGTCGCAGCAAGAGTTACTCCTCCTTCTGTCCACTTGGCAAATCCTGACTGTCCATAGAGGATAGGTTTATCAATGTCTGTCTCAGTGGTTCTGGCAGAATGTTTCCTTTTTTTTCTGCTCTTCTTAATATCCCCTGTGCTGTCTTTTGGGACAGATAGTATTTTTTCGGGACATCTGGAAGCGGTTCCAGAATCGTAGCAAGCAAGCAAGAAGATTCTTCTTCTGCGCTGGGCGACTCCGAACCATTGTGCATCCAAGATGTGCCATTCAAGGACCAATGCCCCGATGTTTGCCATTTCGTCAAGGACTTTTGCGAAGTCGTTTCCTTTATTACTTGTGAGGGCTCCTGGGACATTTTCCCAGATTGACCACTTTGGAAATTCATTTCTAGTTGCATCTCTCATCTCCTTTATAACTCTAATTGCTTCGTGAAATAAACCTGATCTTGCACCATCCAAACCCTGCCCTTTGCCTGCCACGGATAAATCCTGACAAGGTGAGCCGAAGATAATGCAATCTACTGGTTTAAGCTTAGCGCCATCAACATCCCTAATATCTAAATATTTTGGGACATCAGGCCAATGTCTCCTGAGAACAGATTGACAGTGTTTATTCCATTCTACTTGCCAATTACATTCCCACCCCGCACTTTCCATTCCTAAATCAAATCCACCGACACCCGCAAAGAGCGAACCAAATGTATTACTCATAATCTGTCCCTTCCACTAATTCTCTGAACACATCCCAGTCTATGATAGCAACCTTAGATTCTGAATCCTCTCCTAAAACAACAGAAATGCATGGATATTTATAATTGGAATTCCAAGCATCTTTTCTCATTTTCTTCCAATTTTTGAGATTTAAAGTAAAACTTTTTCCGTTATGCTTATAATCAACTAAAAATTTATTAAGAGAAGCATCGCCTTTTTTGATACCACGACCAGAGTTTTTAACTGCTTTAGCTCTATCTCTTTTTATTTCTTCTTTTTCTGTTCGCTTCATCCCTTGATCGCTTTTTCCAACTCCGCGATTTCTTTATTGGAGAGTTCAATACTTGATAAACCATTCCACTTACTTTCTTTATAAGTGTACCAAGCGCCTTTGCGTTGAATAATATCCATATCAATTGCAATGTCAATCAATTCTCTCTTTGTATCAATTTGACCAAGTTGAGGAAGAACATAATAATATCCTGTGCTGCCAATAGTAGGACATTGTTTAGTCTTCTCTACAGTCCAAGTTGCTTTTTGACTTGTAATCATATTATTTTCCTCTCGTTCCATTTCGCCTTTAGACATGGACAAGAATAATTTAATAATATTAGACATATTGTGATGGACAGTATTACCCATCTTGGCCTTAGTGATGGCATACATACCGCTAAGATCAACAGTTTGGTGAGCAACAAATAACATAAGATTGCGTTCTTTGTGCAAATAATTCACTAGCTTTTGTAAAAAATAACCTTGCGATCTAGCAGATAAACCCATGGCTTTACCACTCTCTGGCTTATCATAAAATTCTTCTTTAACAATATTAGACAAAGAGTCAAACAGAAAAATATGTTTTTCTTTATCATCAGTTAAATACCCAATAATATTTTTCATGATGTCCTCAACAACTGTTGATTGAACAATCACAACATCTTCAATATCAATACCGCATTTCTTTGCGTATTCATCATTGTAAGATGATTCAGAATCAACAATTACTGGGCGATAGCCCATCTTTTGAGCTTCTGCAATGATTCTAAAACACATTGTTGTTTTACCAACAGATGGCGTTCCCCAAAATAAATGAGTTGCCCCGGAATTTAAACCGCCATTAAGGGCTCTGTTCAAACCAACACTTGGAGTCGGAATGATTTCGTGAACAGGCATAATATCGCCTTTTCGTTTATCTACAATTAACATTTAATCTCCTATTCGTTTAGAACTATAATAACATATCCGTGAAGCATGATTAGCCAAACTGATTATAAATTTGTTAACCATTTTTGAACTTTTTCTGCATCATGCCTAAAATCAACACATCTGACAAAAGATTCTCTAGCGGCTAAAGACATAGATTGCAATTTGGCTTTATCTAAAATTATTTCTTTTATCTTTAGAGCTGCCTCCTCTATACTCATTGTATCCAGATCAATACAGTTATTAGGATTAAATAATTCTTCGCCAAGACTATTCTTGTAATAAGAACTACGAATTATTGTTGGCTTACCGCAAGCATAAGCATTATACAAAACATGACCATAACCATCTCCACCGTATTTAACATGGAAAATAAAATCATTTTTTTGCATTGATTTTGCTAAATCTTTTGGCCCAGCAAAATTACCATCACGACATTGACCGCCATAGCTTGATAATTGAATATTATCTTTTTGCAATATTTTTTCTAATCCAATAAAATCATCCCATCCATGTGTTGACTGAAGTATATTAATATAACTACTTATTTTATTAAAACCAACATTATCAATTGGTTTAAAAATATTCATATCAAATTCTTGATGATAATAAACAACATTAAGCCCTTGCCAGCCTTGGTCTTTAATAGATGCTAAAACATTACTGCCATCTTCTGGTTTAGACCAATTATTGCCAATGTGAATAATAAGTTTTGCTTTGGGTTGATATTTATCAATTAATTTTTTATAAATCTCAACATGTTGTGGGATGGAAGCAATAATAAAATCAAATTTTTTTTCTTTAAAAACATCTAAAGTAATAGCTTTGTGAGTTGAATCATATCCGGGGTCATAAACATAATAAGAATCATTCTCAATATTATTTACCTTATTTAGCAGCGGAGTATTATCATGCAATATTGTTGTGTTTATATCTAAAAATTGCTTGGCTGTATCTTCTTGATTATTAATAGCCCAATAGCCATCATAAAACCATTCCATGCCTATTGGTCTATATACATTGGCTCCTAATCTGTCTTCAAATAAAAGAACAAATGATCTTAAAAGTGAATTATGATGAAAATCCGTAAATATATTCACTATTATTTTTTAAAATATGCTAAACCAATTGTTGGTTGATTATTAATATTTTTAAATTTAACAGATGTAATATCATTAAACTTTAATCCAATTAAATTATTAAATTCTTGATACATATTTTTTGTAGATGCAACGCCATGAAGCTCTGCAACTATATTATCAATTTTATCTAAAGATGTGCTTGATACTTTGCTAAAAGCACTCCATTCAGCACCTTCGCAATCAATTTTTAATAGATTAACTGAATTAACATTTTTTAATATATCATCAATACTAACTGTATCAACTTTAATTTCACGCCCTTGAGTCCACAAATTTTCTTGCCATTCAGAAGAATCAATTGTATTACCAATAAAGCGATGATGAGCACCAGACTCTGTTTTTTCATTACCATAACGCAGAATTACCGACTTACCAGAAACATCGCTGATTGCTTTTTTATGCAAAGTAAAATTATTACTCCAGCCATTAATTTCTACATTTTTCATAATAAGCTCAGTATTTTCTGGGAGAGGCTCAACGGCAATTACTTTAAACCCCCGACTAAGAAGAGCCAGAGTGCAGCCACCGGCGTGAGCGCCAATATCAACACACACACCGCCATTTGAATTATCTAGATCGGCAACTAAATACTCATCTTCAACTAAGCAGGAATACAAAGTATTCCAGTCATTAGTGCCCTCACGAGTAAATACTTTTACTTCAGCACCCCATGATGTTGTAAATTTATCTTGTTTGTATTCCATTTAAAAATTCCTCCCATTGTTGAATTATTTTTTTCTTACCGAACATTTCAATAGCCAAATTTCTTTGCTTTACACTAATATCTTTGGCTAATTCATCATTACTTAATAACATTTTAGTTTTTTCATACATTGCATTAACATCATCACAAACTAAACCACCAATTTGTGCTAAAATTTCATCAACTTCATAAAAATCAAAATCATAAATAATATGAGCAAGTTGTTTACTTATACAAACAATTGGCAAACCAACCATAAGCGCTTCTATGAAAGATAAAGTATATGAAGCTGGAGCTGTACCACCATAAACCATAACTCTAGATTTTTGCATTTTCTCAATTTGTAATTCATGCGGAATAGAACCTCCGTTTTTATGGCCTAAATCTTCATTTCCTGGGCCATAAACCAGACCATTATATTTATCAATAACATGTATGATTTCATCATAATGGCAATGAGTTCTTCTACCTTTAAGACTCTGAGCAAATGTAATTACTTTTGGTTCAAGGCCATCCCAGCCCGAATACTCTTCTTCATCTTTACAAAATCTGATTAGAACATCCTCTCCAATATAATTGGACAAATTTCTTTCTTTTGGAGAATATCTAATAATTTTCAAACCTTCTTTGCGCATCGGCTCAAGAGAAGCCTCAACTCCGTTAGTTGATTGTCCAATAGTTCTCCAGATAACTGTTTTGTGCTTGATCTTATTCCAGTTTTGGATAATCACTTCTGGCGAATGCATTACGATTAAAACATCAAATGGTTCAATTAATTCACTAGGCAAATTTGTTTTGGGATGAGAAATGGCTAATGCTGCATAATCTTCATAAAACTTCGCACCCTTAATTGCCGGCCTCGGCAAAGTTATATGACCACGAGGGTCAACATAAGCTCCATTTGAAAAAACTTCGTGCCCTAAATCTGTTAATAATTGCACCTCATCATATTCCAGAATTGAATGGCAACTTAAATAATGTATCTTCATTGGTTCCCTATTTCTTTTAAAATTTCCCAACATCTATTAATATATTTTTGAGAAACCTTTTCCCATGTCATATTTTCATTAATATACTGAGCGCTCTGATATGTTTTGTCAGAAACTTCCTGATAATTATTTGCTACATACAACATCTTGTCGCATAAGTCATCAAAATCTGGCTCACCCCAATAGCCGGCATTTAAATATCTGCCAGACATATTCTTTGTTCCCCAAGTAAAATCCAGAGGGACAGACATATGTGCAAAATCAGTGCAAGCCAAAACATTAGTACAAATTGTAGGAATGCCTTTGGCTATCCCTTGAAATGGAATATTTCCCCAACCCTCTCCGCTTGTTGGGAACAATAAACAGTCAGCTCTGTCGTAAATATTTGCTAATTCTTCATGAGAAACTTCATCATCAATTACTTCAATTTGAGGATGACGAATAGGGCCAATCATGCCGTCTGTTTTAATCCTGGCATCTGGTGGTCCATTTGATTTATAAATAAGTTTGTAATCACGATTACCATTGAAAACTTTTAAAAAAGCATCAAGAGACATTTGAGAATTTTTACGAGTTGCTGGCGAACCAACAGAAAGGAAAGTGAATTGATCGTGAGGTTTTCTCTTCTTTGGAAAATAAATTTTGGGGTCAACACCCAATTTAAACTCATATACGGGTTTGGTTATACCGGAGTTTATAAAGACATCTCGCATAGCATGAGTGCATGTCCACACCTCATCCATCTCATTGCACCTAATAACCCAGTCTTCTGGTAACTTATTTGTTTCCCAAAAAGTATAACCAATTGTGTATAACTTGGATTTAACAAACATATCTGGCACAGAATGATTAATGATAATTTCATCAGCAAAATGCCCTCTTTGGAAGTACCCCAGACCTGGTACATTTGCTTGAAGCCGACCAATTTCTTCTGGCAAAGACGGTTTATTTCGTCTAATTGGCAATCCGCTTGAGCCGATATGCTCCCATAGGCAATCTGGTGTATACCCATACCCTTCACTAAATTTTGGAATTTGATTATCAGACCATACAAGCATAAATGTTTTTGTTACCAAAAATTATACACTAGATTTGACTAGGTTTTTTCTCGTAATGTAATTTTCAACATCAATAATTGCAGAATCAGATTCAACTTTATAAGAGTCAATTCTTGTGATTGTTTGCTTTTCTTCAATCTTAGATAATTTAGCTGCGAACCATTTGCCTTGCTTTAGGATATTTTTAAGTTTCACATACGGTCTTGGGAAGATTACAATTTTAAAAACATTCTCCCCATCCCAACAATAAACATTTGCCATTGTTTTGCCCTTGGATGTTACAAAAACTCTTAAGTGCATAACATACATCAATGTCTTTTCATCTGCAGCAGAGCCAAGGCCGGTTTCGTACAACCAAGCATATTCGTGGTCTTTACCCTTTCTCCAGAGATTAATAACATCATGCAATGGGGTTCCAACAAAATTATAAACATCACAAAATGAATGCAGTGTTCTATCGCCAATCAAAGCATAAAGATGGTCCCGAGTGGCTATTTCGGTATTTCTATCGGCAAACACAGTGGCAGAGCCGGAGTGATCTTCAAACTCAATACGCAGGTATTGTGGTGTTTTTTTGGTTGAACGAACAACGGCTTTAACCAAAGTCAAAGGAGAATTGATTTCGTGAAAATCAGCCAGTTGACCGACAAACTCATCCATTTCATTCTTTTCATCGTCTTTGATAGAGAACCCCAAGATCGGCAGATAGTACCGTTTGTGGTCATATTGGGAAACATGCCCCATTGATTCAAACGCCCCAATCTTATCCAAGTTCTCTCGCAGTGGTGCTTTAACAGCAGACTTTGTGCATTTGTTATTGAATTCATCAAAACAGGTAAAAGGTCGCTTGCTTAAAATCTCTTTGATGGCAGATTTACCGCAAGACAATACATTGGACAATCCAAAACGAATACAGTCAACTCCGGTGGAATTATCCGTAGTGAAGAACTCCTCAGAGATATTTACATCAGGCGGCAAAATCGGAACCCCGAGCCTTTGCGCTTCCATGAGATAAGCAGTAATCTTTTCGGTTGAATTTTCGTTAAACATAAGTGACCAAATAAATTCCAATGGATAGTTAACTTTCAACCACATTGTTTGATACGAAAGCATAGAGTAAGCAACAGCATGAGACTTGTTGAACATATACAAAGCCGACATTTCAAACTCAGCCCACATCTTCTTGGCTTCGTTTTTAGAAATAATAGAGTTGTTAATGAACTTCTCTTTGTATTGGTCAAACTCGTTTACATCGCGTTTTTTACCAATAATTTTGCGTAGCTTGTCGGCTTCTGCCCATGTAAATCCCGACAACTTAACCGACATCAACATCAACTGCTCTTGGAAAATTACAGTACCGAAAGTCTCGCTCAGAATTTCTTGTACCGACTCATCAGGATAATGTGGCGATACATAACCCTTCTTGCAGTCAATATACTTTTGGCCTTGCGACAACAAAGCGCCAGGTCGCACAAGCGCATTA